TCAATATTACATTACTAGGAAAATTGAGTCAAGATGTAGTAAAACGTATTAAGAGATACTTAAAATGTAAGAAATTAACAAGTATTGAATTGCTTGAAATGCTTGAAAAGGATAGTAAATTTGGATACGCAGTAGTATCAAGACTATCTGGGAAAGGAATATGTGCTTGGTATTCATTACGATTAGATATTGATACTGATATTAGTTATCGATTTATTGAGATAGATTATTAAATACTTAATTATGGCAGCAGTTAAAAAATATAGTAAACTTGATGTATTAAAGATAGTAGATAGTTGCTTCAATATGTATGCTAGTAATTACAGAACTGAAGCTAAAGAATGCTCTATTGAAATAATGAAAGGTATGGATAATAAAAATATTGTTCAAACACCGGACATTACAGAAGGAACTGGCGACCAAGTAAGTACTTACGAAATGGTTATTTGATTATGGTACATAAATGCGAATGGAATATATTTATAAAGTGAAATGATGAAAATACCAAAGTCGTTTAAATTATTTGCTACTACTATAAATATAGTGGTTGAAAATCAAAGGTGTAATGATATGGGAGTTTACGGTGCTGCTGATTACGGTAGTGCTGAAATAATACTTAGTACTCATGAGGAGGGAGTAGAGCTTGCAGATGATAGAAAGCTTGATACGTTTTACCATGAGAAAGTTCATATAATACTTGACTCCATGAATAAACCTGAATTATCAAAAGATGAACAGTTTGTTGATGTATTTGCAAAACTATTAAGACAAAGTGATGAAACAGCAATATTTTAATTATGGCATTAACCGAAAAAAATAAACAAGAGCTATTTGATATAACATTAGAGTATATTAAAAACGGTATGTCTTTAAGAACTGCGTTAAAACAAGATGATTCTTGTAAGAGGCATATATGGGATGAATTAGTTATAATAGAAGGTAATAAAACACAATACACATGCGCGCGCGAGGAAAGAGCAGATTTCATTTTTGAGGAGATTTTAGCAATAGCTGATAACTCTGGTAATGATAGAAAGATTATAAAGGATGGTGAAGAGGTTATAAATCATGAAGCCATACAAAGAGATAGATTAAGGGTTGATGCTCGTAAATGGGCAGCCTCTAAGATGAACCCTAAAAAGTATGGTGATAAGACAGAGGTTGAACACTCAGGTGAAATAAAAGGTGAAAGTAAAACTATAAATATAATTGTAGGTGATAAAGAAATAGATTTAGGAACATAATGTTTGACCCGAACCCTTTATTCTATAACATGCTTAAGATATTTTCTGAGAATTATTCAGAAGATAATAAGGTAGAAATATATAATGAAGGTTCAAGTCGTAGTTCAAAAACTTGGGATACGTTTCACTTCATTTACATGTTTTGTGACCATAACAGGAATAAAGGTAATGATATTTACATACTTAGGAATATATTAAAAGATTGTAGAGAATATACTTACAAGGATTTTAAAAAATGTATGCAAATAATAGGGGTTAAAGCTCTTGATATAACATACATGAAGGAAAACCAAGAACCTAATGTGACCTTATTTGGTAATAATATATATTTCAGAGGGTTAACTGATGAGTCAAGCCAAGAGGGTTACCCATCCGATATTGTTTTCTTTAACGAAATGCTTGAAATTCCAGTACGAAGTAAAATAGCTGGTATTTTGATGAGATGCAGAAAAATGATTATCGGCGATTGGAATCCTAAATTCACAAAACATTGGGTTTTTGATTTAGAAAAAAGGCCAAATGCATACTTTACAAAAACAAATTATAGGCAAAATAAACACTTACAACCATCTGTTAAGGCTGAAATAGAATCATATTACCCATGGCTATTGAAGGATATGCACCTTGAGGAAAAACTTAGAAGACCAAACCTTGTTAATATAAAAAATGGTACAGCAGATAGATTCAGATGCTTAGTTTATGGTGAGGGTATAAGGTCAGCCCAAGAAGGTTTAATCTTTAAAAACGTACGATACATTGATGAATGGCCTATTGATGTAGCTCCCGTGCATGGTTTAGATTTCGGGTTTACTTCAGACCCTTCAGCATTAACTAAGGTTGGAGAAAATGCAACAGATATATTTATTGAGCTTTTATTATACCAACCTACAGAAACTAGTAATGAGATAATTGAATACGCAAAAAGTAAAGGGATAAATATTAATATGCCTTGCGAGGCTGATTCAGCAGATAAATATACAGGAGAAAATAAAGGAACTGTTGAGATGGTTAAGGAGCTTAAAAGTAAGGGCTGGAGAATAAGAAAGGTAAAGAAAACTAAATCTGTTATGTTTTGGTTGTTAAAGATGAAGAAAAAGAGAATAACTATAATAAACAATGAATTAGTTGACTTTGCTAAAACTGAGGCTGAAAATTACAAAATGAAATTAGTCCAAGGAATACCAATTAATCAGCCTGAAGATAAATTTAATAATATGTGGGATAGTGCACGCTATGGATACATGTCACTACATAGCAATAAAGGCGGAATGTGGTAGTCTTCGTTATTCCCTCTATAAATCGGTATTAAACTTCCGTAATTCAAATAATTATTGTATCTTGCGATTAGTTAAAACTAATACATCTAATTGTGAAAAAGAAAGCACTAGGTAGGGAAACTTAAATACAACGTTAATAATAAGAAGCGTTTTTTCAATGCTTTTTATTTATTGTTATACATTGGCGTTGATGCTCTAAAGCTTATTGATTACTCAACTTTAATAATTATTTTTTAGGGAGGGGGGTTCTTTTTTACCTTCATATTAGGATATTAATAATATTACCCCTATATTTGGGTATTGTTAATTTAAACTATACAATTATGACACGCTTACAGAGATTAGAAAACAAGGGTTGGAGAGTAGTTAATTATATGAGTGGAAACGGTTGTCAAGCAACTAAAAACAACGGATTAACTAAAATTACAGGAACAAGCATTACAGATTTACATAAACAAATATTTGGGTATTAATGGGAAAAGACTTATTCGGAGAGGAAGAAAAAGAGCCTGTAAAAAAACTAAAGGATTGGTTTGTAGTAGCTCCTTTTTCTATACTAAATTCAGCATCTAAAGATTGGCAAGAAAAGAAAAAAATATGGATGTTAAAGATTAATGATACGGCGCAAACAAGAAGTAACAAGCTTAGATGCAGAGTTAGTGAGGGGTATACTGGAAGTATTGAGTTTATGAACATTAAAGGAGATATAACAAGCATATTAGACCCTGTATTGTGTGAGGTTCTTTTAAGTTGGTTTACTGAGGATAATCATATATGCTTTGACCCTTTCGCTGGTGATGCTGTTTTTGGCTTTGTAAGTTCGTATAAAGACAGGATTTTTAAAGGAATCGAATTAAGAAAAGAACAGGTGTTATTTAACCAAACATTATTAGATACTTTTGAACTAAACGGGAAGTATTATTGTGATACTTCTGAAAATATGGATAGTTATATTGATAATGAAAGCTGTGATTTTATTTTTAGCTGCCCGCCATATGCAGATTTAGAAATATATTCAGATGACCCCAAAGACCTTAGTACAATGGGATATGATGAGTTTTTTAATGTTATTGGTAGGATATTGACTAATACATACAAAAAATTAAAAAATAATAGATTTGCCTGCATTGTTATTGGAGAAGTTCGCCATAAAACAACAGGTGAATATATTGGAATTGTTCCGAATGTAATTAATATAATGCGTGATGCTGGATATAAGTATTATAACGAGATGATATTAAAAACGCCTATTGGTAACTTACATATGAGAGCAGGGAGATATATGAATAAAAATAGAAAGGTTGGTAAAATGCACCAAAACGTATTAGTTTTTTACAAAGGAAATTTAAACCATATTAAAAATAATTTTACACCGATTAAAAATGAAAGCTGAGATATATAATATTAACGGATGGGTAAATGAAACAGACTCAGAGAGATTAAAAACTATTTATAGCGAATTACTTGGATTAAGTGGATTTGATATACTTAATTTTCAAGAACATAATTTTAGCCCTATTGGGTGGACTGGATTATGGTTATTAGGAGAAAGCCACTTTGCTATACATACATTCCCAGAAGAAAAAAAAAGCTATATAGAATTAAGTAGCTGTAATGAAGAATACTATAATTTTTTTAAATCAAATATTCAACTTATATGATTGATTGGTTAATAAAAAATAAAAACTCGTTAAGCCTTAGGGGCATAGAACGACAATTAAACATGCCAGATACTACGCTGGTAAAAGCTGTAAATGGTAGCCAAAACCTACCTAAAAAGTGGATTGAACCACTAAACAAATTCTTAATGTTTTTGCAAAAACCACAGTGCGGTGGCCAAAAATAATTATGGCAAGTTTGCACGAGTGTTGTTTAGTTGATGAAAGATTAATTTACGCTTGTGTATAACGTTGGCAATTAAGAATAGTTGGCTGACTGATTACCGATAAATTTAAATACGAGTATAAATAAAATTAATTTTTTGAGCGATGGCAAATATAGTAGACAAAAACAGAAAACCAGAAATGACCACA